CTAGTGCTACTGCTGATAGAAAAGCAAAGCAAGAAGCATTGGCGAAGTCTTTGGCAGCAAGGTTAAATAAAGAAGAGGCAGCGAAGTTAAAACCAAAACCAGCTAAACCACCATCGCAAAGTGGTGCTACTAGACCAGCAGCATCCTCTTCGTCATCATCATCAGCATCCTCATCAACTACTGCTGTTATTGCACCACCATCTCAAGGTGTAGGAGCAAAAACAGCAGCAGCAATGGGGTCTTTCGGTGATAATGTCCCCGCAGGAAAGACCAGTGCAATGGTGTTTGCCGACTTCTTATATCCAGATTTAGTATAACAATGGCAGTAGAAAACGCAAGACAATTTGAAGTAGAATCTATTCTACTCGTGCCCATTCAAGGGAAGACGCTGGATATTACTCAGCTGGTGTTGGAGTTTAGTATCTATGAAAGTATTAACAATCCATATGTCCTTGGTGAAATTGTTGTAGAAGATACTAGTGTCAACCTATTAGCAAACTTACCAATCCAAGGTAGAGAGACAGTAATCATTAAGGCAAAGACTCCTACGTTTAGCGACACAACATATGAGTATGAGTTGTCTGTATCTGGTATCGATGCTCGTGTTATCTCTGGCAGACAACAGGTTTACAAATTAAACTTAATGAGTTATATTGGGATGGTCAATGAGGGAGTTAGAATTGCTGGTATTTTAAAGGGGACGGGAGATAAGGTTGTCCAAGACATTCTTACAAATGTTTTGAAGACAGAGAAAACTCTTAGTAGTGAGCCTGCCAAGTTTGAGCAGAAGTGGTTGCCAAGTTTGAAGAGACCATTTGATTTCATTTATCAACTAGCACCTATCACTATCTCTGGACAAGCAAAAGAAAGTATTGGCGGCACGTCAGAAGAAAGAGCAACGTCTGATGGTGAGGGAGTATCATCTCTCAAGACAGACAATTTACCTAAGATGTCTGGCAGTGCAGGATATGTTTTCTTTGAAACGCATGACGGTTATGTGTTTAAGTCACTCGACATGCTTGCAGATGATGGTGAGAAGTTTGGTGGTGATAAAGTAAAATATACTTATAACTATGGATATGTAAACACGGAAGGTAAAGCAGGCACAGAGCATCTAAACATCCTCGACTATACATTCTCAGATGAATTGAATATGCTCAAGCAATTACGCGAGGGATTATATTCAACAATGTGTATTTTCTTTGATGTCAATAGCATGTATTACGAAGAGAATATCTTCAAGATGACAGATACTTTTGATCAGATGGCACACTTAGGAAGTCAAGATAAAATTCCAGAGGGTCAGAAGATATTGTCAGAGCATTCAACCAGAGTCATGGCACAAATGATTAATAATGAAATGTTTCATGACACACCAGAGACATCTGGAAAGGATGATGCAGCATACAAGGACTACAATAGATATGCTATCGCACAATCAAACGCTAGGTATAAACTAGCTTCAAATCAAGAGCTAAATATTACAGTCCCACCTAACCTAACGATTAGAGCAGGTGATAAGTTGGAATTATTGTTTCCAAATATGACAACTGACGAAGATAGGAAGACAAACCCCTATGATGAAGAGCACAGTGGTAACTATCTAATTAAAAATATTGGTTACAATTTTACCATGCGCGGTGCTCAACCAAAGACTGGCACCACTAACATTACTCTCATTAGAGATTCCTTTGGGAGAAAAAACACAGCTAGTAAGGTAAAGTAAAATGGAAAGTATTGAAAAGCATATTGAAGCAGACAAGCAAGAGCTTGAAAACCCTAACATCTCTGCACAACGTCGTCGCCATATTGAAGGTGAGTTGGAAGAGTTGGAAGCATATCGCGCCAACCATCCAGAAGATCATCATGACCCCACTCCACTTGAGTTGTATTGTGATAGCAATCCATCAGCACTTGAGTGTAAAGTATATGACGACTGACTATGGCATTTGAAAGTTACGGTGTTCGCTCGTCTAACTTTGTAGGTAAAGATGGTTTCCACTGGTGGGTGGGACAGATTGAAAAGAAGGACGATAACAATAAAAATTCTAACAGATACAAAGTAAGAATCGTTGGTCACCATCTCGCTGATTGCGAGAGTCAGGGGACTGATGATTTACCATGGGCGAATACCGTAGCACCTACAACCGAATCATTCTCATCCGCAGGTGGTGCAACAACTAACCTGGAGTGGGGTGATTGGGTCATTGGATTCTTTATGGATGCTGAGATGGCTCAGCAACCATTTATTCTTGGTAGTATTGGTGCAGTCAGAAATGCTAGAGGAGAATCTGACTCAGCAATCTCACAGTTTTTAAATGAAAATTCAGAAGGGTGTAGAGCATTCAAACAGTTTGCTCCTGGTCCAGTAGCAGGCACCCCCTATGTAGTAACACCACTCAACACAGCAGAGGTCCAAGCAGCTGCAGCGGGTCAGGTAGCACAGGCAGGAGCACCCGCAGGCACAGCAACCAATCCAGAAAAAGGTTTTGGTCAACCACCACCAATCGCATACTTGAATTGTCCTGGCAGCGCAATGAATGAAGCTGCTGTCAAATGCACAATCATTTCTCAAGCAAGTTGCCCAACAGGTAAGACGGCATCGAAGCTTGAGATTGTATTGTCTGAAATGTTTAAGGCAATCTCAGAGTCTGGTGGACAAGTAGGAAGTTATCTTACTAGTAAGACCACAGGATATGTCCGTGAAGGTGAAGCATTCATCATGGGATATATCAATAAGATTATGGCAATCATCAACCAGAGTTTCTCATGGTTGAAAGGTAAGTTATATAATCTTGTTAAAGATGGTGTCCAACTACTTATCAATACTCTGCTCAGTTTAATTACTGACAAAGCAAAACCAAAGGATGCCAAACCACCTTACGACCCTAAGAATCCAGAGAAGATTCTTGATAAAATTCAAAAATTTTTAGAAGATACTCTAGCAAAGATTGGATGTAGTATCGAAGACATTTATGAAAGATTATTAGCATGGATTACTGACTTTATTTTTGGTGCCCTTGATGACTTCTGGTCGAATGCTCTCTGTGGTATCGAGACTCTAGTTAATGGATTGCTAAGCGGAATTGAAAGTTTCTTGAGTGGTGCTATCAATGCTATTGTCGAGCCTTTACTTAGTATCTTAGAAGGTGTTGCAGCACCACTCAATGATATTTTCTCAACTATCTCTGAAATCATGGACTTCCTGGGCATCTCTTGCTCTGGTCTTCCCGCTGAGTGTAAAGATGTTATTCAAGATTGTGGAGAAGGACCAAAGACAAAGGCAAAAGGATTGTCGGATAAGCTAGATGATTTACTTGCTGCTATTGCTGCAGATACTAAACCATCACCTTCTATTGCTGCTTGTGATGACGCAAAGAGTCCTGTCACACCAGTAACAAACATTGCAATTACTGGTGGTGTATTTAAACCAACAACTACGGGGACTGCAACTATTTCTCCTATATCTACTGTGACTGCTACTGTTGGCACACCAACATTAAGCATACTGATTGACCCGAAATCGGCTACGATTACTACGGGTGGGTCTCATACTTTCACTGTAGTTGCTGCGACATCAGACAACAGTGCTATCAGTTATCAGTGGCAGAAATATAATTTCACTACAGCATCTTATGATACTATTGCTGGTGCCACATCAGATAGTCATACAGAAACGGTAGAGGGATTCTATCGTTGTGTAGTATCTTCCCCCAGCAGTTCAACTATTCCTGTCTCAGTAGACTCTGCAGATGCACAGTTAACAGTTAACCCTGCTCCTGCTGCACCACCTACTATTCCATCGAGCTATGGATATTCTGGTGGTGTTTCTCTTGGTATATCTTCAACGATTAATACAATCACTAATATCAATGGTTTAAATACTTTCTTTAATGGTAGTCCATCAGGAAATTCTGCAATACCATCTATCAGTATTGGTGGTAGTGCAAAATCATCATTTACTGCCGCCACGTTTACACCCATTGGGTCTAGTGGTATCACATATAGTTTAACCGCTTCTCCAATTCTTGTCAACGCTGGTGGCACAGTTACACTAGAGTTGACTACAACTAATGTCCCTAATGGCACAGTATTAGATTTCTACATCTTTGCTCCTGAGTTAGCAGTATCAGATTTAATTTCCAAAACTCTATCGCATAAGTTTACAGTATCAAATAACAAAGCAAAGAAGATACTTACATTTGAAAACCCATTGAGTTTCAGCACAAAGATTCTAGTTTTTTCTGCTCTTAAGAATGGTGGTGCTGCTACACAGTTTGCAGTCCAAGGTAACGCACCATTCCCTGCTCCAACACCAACACCTGTCACACCAACACCACCCATCGCTTGCAACCCTGTGGTGTCACCAACAGGAAAGGTCATTGACATCGCTATTTGTAAGCAAGGCAGTCCATATATTCAAGCACCAAAGATTTATATTCAAGGTAATGGTGCAGGGTATGGTGCTTCTGCAGTAGCAGACCTAGATAAAGATGGATTCCTCAAGAGAATCAGAGTTGTAAGACCTGGCAGAGGTTATCCTCCCAATCCACCAGAGAATCTAGACTGTATCATCTCAGGGTTTACTATTTTGAAACCTGGATTTGGATATGACCAACCACCAGCAGTATTTGTTGATGGAGACTTGGACGTTGCCGAAGCAGTGATAGAGAATGGTGTATTGATTCGTATTGATGTGAAGGATAAGGCAAGGACATACACAGAGTATCCTAGCGTAAAAATTATCCCCACATCTAGAGGTGTAGGTGCCATTGCACTCGCTAACGTTGCTTGCCTAGATAAGCAAGACGTAAGAGATGTTGCAGAGGTGGTCGGACCAACACCAGTTGGCGAATACATCGACTGTCCGTAGGAGATTTAATAGATGGCAAGCGATACATATGCAGGCGTAAAATATGGAGACCCAAATGCCAATTTCTTTTCGGCAGCTGCTAATCTCCCACAAACTGATTGGTCTGATACCAAGGCATTATACCCTTTAGAGGGATGTCAAGTCAGTATTATTCCACCAGCATCTGACATTCAAATCAGGAAGAATGTAATCTCATATCGAGCAGAAAATGAGCAAGGCGATAGTAGCTTCGGCACCATATCAAGTAGCGGGTCTCACATTAGTGTAGATGAGAAGGGCACCGTCCAAATCAAAGCATCAAGTCCAGTCGCAGAAGATTTAACTTGTGGCAGGATTGAAGTCGAGTCTCAATCCAACATGAGAGTTAATGTTGGCACATCTCTTGCTATCAATGTCAATGCATCTGGTCAGCATGATGAAGAGGGTGATGTTAGTAACTCAGAGTCACAATCAGTAGACAAGAAAAGATATCCAGCATTCTCTATCAATGTAAGTAATGGTGGATTAGATATTGAATGTGCTGATGGTGACATTTTCTTTAGTGGCAGAAACATTACTTTAAATGCAGCAGAAACTTTATCATTAAATGCTACCAGAGCAGTCAATATTCTATCAGGATATGAGCCAGCACAGGTAGCAACTGCTGCCCTAGGTGGACTATTTGGTTTTGAATTACCTGTATCAGGCGGTGGTGAGGTGGTCATCAAAGCAGGTAAGTTTACCAATGATTCTACCACAATTGCAAACAATTCGTGTAAAACATCAGAGAAAACCTCAGCGTCTAAGATAACAGAAACTGGGTCACCGATGGGCACTACATCAGAAAGACAATCTGGTGATAAAGTTATTGCTACATCTGGCAACGTCTGGATTCAGGCTGGTCAGAAGATGAGGATTGAAGCACAAGGCATGGTCACAAATCCAACTGGTCCTTCAACTCCACCAGTCTGGGGCGTCTCTCAGTTAGAACCATTGGTAATTTCTGTCAACAAAGATAATACACCAGTTGATAGAGCTATGCTTATCGAAGTTGATAATGGCGATTTTGTTGCATCTATTAAGAAAACTGGTGATGCTGCTATTACAACAGAGACAGGATTCTTAGGTCTATATGCTGGCAGAGGCGATCAGAAGTCAACTTCTGCAACACCAGGAGACCTTATTCTTGAGTCAATTAAAGGAAGTGTCTTAGGCACAGCAAAACTCGATGCTAAATTTAAAGGCGTTACAAGTGCTGAAATTGGTATCGGTGAGGAGGCGGCAAGCACAGACTTCCTTAAATTTGAGAGCGCAGCAAATAGTTTAACTACCACAAAGCCATTTACAATTACTGGCACTGGGTCTTTAACTTCATCACTTACTGGCGATTTCAAGAGCACTATCACTGGTGCTATTACCAACACAGTTACTGGCACAACCACAAATACATATACAGGCGCTTATACGGTAACAAGGACAGGTGCTGTTACAGATACTATTACGGGTGCATTTACCCAGACAGTTTCTGGTATTTCAACCATGATTGGCACAGGTGGGGCAAAAATTTCTGGTGGCACAGTTGATATCAAGGCTGATGGGGCAGTTAACATCACAGGTAGCACTGTCAAGGTGGACGGACCTTCAGGTATTTACCTAAATTGAAAATCGACCTTTGATTACCAAAATGGGCGCAAAAAAATCCCGCCAATTTTTTGCCTAAAAAGGTTTTTGGGCTTGACAGGGGGTCCTGGCGGCAGTATAATAACGATGTGCTCGGTTGAAGGGACGAGTCTTTTGAGTCTCATTAGAGGCTTGACAAGTCCCCCTCTGGGTGCTATTATACATACATTCAAACAGACACACACCATGCTTGATTACGGTAATGACGGACAAATCAAAGAAGTTGAGTCCGATGATGTACAAGAAGTTATTGATGATATTCTAGAATTGTTTGAAAATCGTATGACACAACTTGAGGCAGAAGACCGCTACCGTGATATTCTTGCTATTTGTCAAGAATTTCATGAATGGGGAGTTGCTGAAGATGGTGATGAAATTGGTTACTTGTTTATGCCACGTTTAGCAGATGATTGACAGTAACACAAAAATCCTTGACATTATTACTGTTGACCTGTATAATAAAAAGGTAATCTTGAGAGGAGAAGACCAATCAGTGATTACCTTTAGATGCTGCTCTATCAATGAATTAATAGAATTGATAGAGCAGTGTAAAAAGATGTTAAAAACTGACAACGTTAGAGTTAGATAATGGGACTGTCGCCTATTGGTTAAGGCCCACTGCTTATAACGGTGTGAATCGGGTTCAATTCCCGACAGTCCTACCTTGGGAGATTAGCTCAGTGGTAGAGCAACGTGCTGATAACGCGGAGGTCGCTAGTTCAAATCTAGCATTTCCCACCTTGGGAGCATGGTGGAATCGGTAGACACACCAGACTTAAAATCTGTTGGGCATTACGCCCGTGGGAGTTCAAGTCTCCCTGCTCCTATTTCCACTAAATATAAAGTAGTGGAAATGTTATGAAATACACATTATCACAATCTTACTGTTTCTATATGGGACAGGTCGTGCGAATGTATTTCATTCAGGGATTGCCGTATACATTTGATGAATTACCTCAAATTGTGCAAGACCACCCTGCGATACAAACTGAAGCATTAAGTCAACGTGATTATGATGACGAAGATTTGTATCAAATTAGCAACTACCTTATTATGGAAGAAATGCATCCTTTGATGTTTTCCATAGAAGTAGAGAATCCCGAATTACTGCCTATTGATGATTGAGGACAATATATGTTTTGGGGTAAATACCATGATTTATTATTCAAGTATATTGACTTGAAACAAACATATAATACTTCTCATAGTCATAAGGATATTCGTATGGATTCCTTTCTACTTGAAGGAGAGTATGTTAAAAAGGCAAGAGTCACTGACATTAGTCATGGTGTGACTGCCATATATAATAACATCATCTATCCAAAAACAGGCAGCAACCTGCCCTGCCTGGGAATGGATTTGATGGCGTTTTTTGAGAAAAAAGTTATTCTTACATTCGATTTCCAGCACCCTAAACCTTATTATGATTTTGACAATGAAATTGTGAGGGAATGTATGGGCGAATATGCTGGCAATACCAAAGAAATTCGTTTCTTTGAGCCAGGTAATCATTTTTCTCGTTATGTGTTTGTGCGTAAGTGTCATATGGACGAAGTTGAGCAATATTTGCCTGATTTCGAGAAATATGTAAGCACTTACGCCAAACTACTAGAAGCAGCAAAACCAACTGGTGATGATGTAACAGAATTTGGCAATTTTGACAAATATATGTTAGAATTAGACCCAGTGACAGGTTATATGCAATCCAATTTTGGTAAAGAATTTGGTGAAAAATATACTCATGAATTCTTATTTGAATATGCAAATTTAGCAGATAACTAATTTTGCGCCCCTGTAGCTCAGTGGTAGAGCAGCGGTTTTGTAAACCGCTGGTCGCAAGTTCAAATCTTGTCGGGGGCTTACATAAATACAGAGTAATATTGCTGTACCATCCGTGACAGAGCGGAGAACGTTTTTTGTTGAGACTAGAAACGACTGGAATCCCTGCATTTATCAAATGTTAAAATACATCGATAAATTGCAAGAGTATTACATTCGCACAGGGGATTATTTTTACGAAGAGCAATCAGAAAAGATAAGAAAATTGATTAAAGAGCATAAAAAACATATTCACGAAATCGAAGGATTTGACGGTCCACCATTTTAATGCTATAATATGTTATCCGTGTGAAGGAAGTCGTAAAAACCTCAGGTTTCCCCTGGGGTTTTTTCTTATAAATAAGTTGAGAAAGAATTCTTTGTGCCACCTAGGGGTCCCTGAAGACTATGCCATTAACTAAGTTAGAGAATCTAATTTCCAGTAAAACTGGAAGATATCTATATGTTTCGCCTGATGATTTCAATGCTTCCGATGCATTAGACAACAGAGGTAATTCGCCAACGAGACCCTTTCTCACAATTCAGAGAGCATTCCTAGAGGTTGCTAGGTATTCGTATGTTCCTGGTCAAGAAAATGACAGATTTGACCAGTTTACGATTATGTTGTCGCCAGGTAATCACTATATTGATAACCGTCCTGGTATTTTAAATCCTGAGGAAATTGTTCCATTTGCTTTCAATCAAGCAACACAGGAGTGGGAAGATGAGTCTATTGTTGATCTCAGTAATCCTAATAACATTCTTTACAAGTTTAATGGTCCTAATGGCGGTGCCACTATTCCCCGTGGCACCTCGCTGGTGGGTATGGACCTTCGTAGGACTCGTCTACACCCTCTGTATGTACCTGACCCTGCTGATTCTAGTGTTGGCAGAACGACACTCTTTAATGTTACGGGCGGTTGCTACTTCTGGCAATTTACTATTCTAGATGGTGATGTAGAGCCTAATTCACCTCTTTATGATGCACAGGAAGGAATTGGTAAAGTTTATTCTCAACCAAATTCAACTCTTACAACAATTCCTTATTATTCTCACCACAAAATTTGCAACTTTGAGTTTGCTGACAGAGATGACCTAGGTCTACTCTACAGAAAGATTGCTCGTGCATTCTCACAATTCCAACCAACTATTGATGATCCAGGCGAATTCGAGCAGAGACCACAAGAAAACAGAATCGTTGGTCCTCTTCAAGACGCTATTCGTATCGATTCTATTGAAGTTAATAACGTTGCTGGCACAACTGCACTCGATGTTACTGTTAAGACCAAAACCAATCATGGTTACTATGTTGGTCAAGCAGTTGCAATGGCAAACCTACGCTCTACATTACCTGCAGGTGCATCTGAGCCTATTCCTCTGTCCAATGACCCTCTAACTGGTGTATTCTCTGTTAGAGAAATTAGCATCACTGACCCTAAAGAGTTTACTTATCGTGTTATCGGTAAGAACGCAGCTGCGGTTGGTCTTGGCGATAAGATTGGCACTCCTATTTCACCACCAGACCTTGATACAAACGCTATCACACAGGCAGAAATCGACTCGGTAGAATCTGCTTCACCATACGTCTTCAACGTTTCTATTCGCTCTACATGGGGTATTTGCGGCATCCACGCTGATGGTAGCAAGGCGACTGGTTTCAAGTCGATGGTTATCGCACAGTATACTGGTGTTTCTCTACAGAGAGACGACCGTGCGTTTATTCGTTATGATGAATTCTCTAATACTTGGAATCAAGCACCTCTAACTGATGCATTTGCTACGACACCTTATCACGCTAAAGGTGATGCATATTGGAAGGATGACTGGAGAAACTTCCACGTTAAAGCATCTAACGATGCATTTATTCAAAACGTTTCGATTTTCGCTGTTGGTTTCGCTGATCACTTCCTGATGGAGTCAGGTGGTGACATGTCCATCACCAACTCTAACTCTAACTTTGGTAACACTTCTCTACACGCTATTGGTTATAAGGGATATGCATTCTCCCAAGACCAAGGTGGTTACATTTCACACATTGTTCCACCAAGAAAGGTTACCACTACAACTAAAAAATATCAATACTTCACATTTGACCAGACCAAGATTAGAGGTAGCAGCGCATTAGACACAAGTCTTGGTGCTTACAATCTTGTTAGATTGTATCTTGCTAATGATGAAGCATCTGATCCATTGCAGAAACCTGCAACTACTGTTAATGGATATCGTTTAGGTGCTCAATCCCACGATAAAATTTATGTAAAACTTGACCCTGCAACTGGTTTTACTGGGTCTATTCGTGAAGCAGAGATTGCTCCTGCAGGTTATAGAAAATGGGAAGTTGCTCTTTCTATTCTTTCTCCATCTTCCAATAATGCGGTCATTTCAAATAATGACCAAGATGCAGCAAATTTAATTGACCTCAACAGAGACTTTATTGCTGCTGAGACATATGGTTATATTACTCGTAAGTATCCATATCTTCTCACACGCACCAGCATTACTATTGGCAAGTGCCGTCGTGACGTAGGTTATATTTTAGAAGCAGTTGCTAATGACCTTCGTGTTGGTGGTAATGTCAATAGCGTCCAAGCAGGTCAAGCATACTACACTGGTAATAATCTAGACTTTATTGATGGTGAGAAAGAAGAGACTCTAGATGCATTCAACTATGCTAGAAGTCTTGCAGTTGCAGCAATGCGTAACTGGGAATTCCGTATTGAAAATTGTAGCACTTTCTTAAATAATGATGTTGTAACTATTCCTTCTGGTATTACTACAATTGGTATTGTTGAGGGTATGGAAGTTACAGCAACTCCTGTTGCTGGTCAAAATAACCCAATTCCTGCTGGCACATATGTCAAGGAAATCATCAGCACAACTCAAATTAGACTTGGTAATGCTGCCGATACAGACACAGTAAACGCTACTGCAACGATTACTGCTACTGGTCCTGCTGCTGGCGGCATCACTCTCAATTTTGAATTAAAGTCATCTAAATTTGCTAGCTCTTCTGGTAGAGCATTTGATGCTGGCACTCTAATTACTCTTAATAAGGACTTTATTGCTGAAGAAGCACTTATTCTTGCTAAGCAGTGGGACCCTACTACAGCTGTTCCCGATGAAACTAAGTGTAAGCGCGATATTGGTCTTATTCTTGATGCTCTTGTTGGCGACCTCAGGACATTTGGTAATGCTGGCATGGTGGAAGCAGCAGAATCATATGTTGGTGCCCCTTCTCGTTACTTTGATGCTAAGAATCTTATTCTTGCAAACAGAAGAGAGATTATTGATAAAGCAGCAGCAAAACTTGCTATTGAGTATCCTGATTTCTACTATGGTGGCAGTGGATTTACCAATGGTGGTGATGACCAGACTAACGTATATTCAAGATATAAGGATTCTTATCGTCTAATTCAGCAGAATAAGAGACATATTCAAGACTATGCTACTGCTGAAGTTGCAATTGCATTTCCAGATTTTTATTTCCCAGGTGACCAACAGACAGACAATGGGTCTAGATTTGCAGATTCGTATCGTTTAATTAAGCAAAATAAGACAGAAATTGTCCAAGCAGCATATGATGAAATTGTTTTACAGCATCCTGGTTTTGTAAATCCAGATACTGCCAAGTGTCTTCGTGACTTAGGCATTTTTGTTGATTCTGTAGCTCTTGATTTATTCCAAGGTGGTAATAGATACACCAGACTATTTACTTTAGAATATTTTAGTGGTGTTGGCGCTGGGTCTCTGACAGGTGAAGAAGCGGAAACAAATACTGCTCTTAATAAAGCAGGTGATATGATGAAAAAAGCTGTCACTAACCAATTGACAGTAAAAGACCTTACAATCACTGCTGACCCTGCAACTAATAGCAATACAAGTCCATTATCTTGCTCCAATGTCCGTACAACAATTGATAACTTAGTAGGTATTCCTGTTGCAAGTATTACTGCTGGTAATACCAACTCACTTCCAAATGAGTCTGTTGGAAGCATTATTACCGCAGGTGAAGAGAAGTGTAAGCGTGACATTGGTTACTTTGTTGATGCAATTTCAACAGACCTCACAACACTTGGTAACTCTTACTCTATTGATTTCATTCGTCAATACTTTACTGATGGTAAAGTCAACGGCAAAATTTTAACCTTTACTAATACTGCTGGCACAACTCTTCTCAATAGAGCAAATAGAGTTTATAATGGTGTCACTACTACAACTAATGGTAGCGGCGTAGGTGCTACATTCCGTGTAACTAGAGATTCTGCTGGTGCTATTGATTCGGTTACTATTCTTGAAGGTGGATATGGTTATGCCGCTGGCAATCTTGTTACTATTCCAGGAAGTAAAATTGGTGGTGTTGATATCGCTAATGATGTAGTGGTTACTGTTTCTACAGTAGAGACTGCATGGATTACCGCAGGTCTACAGGGTGAAGAGCAGCAATCAATTACTGCATATACAGCAGCGGTTGATGCAATGAAACTTGCTATTACCAACCAGTTGTTTGTGAAGGACCTTACTCTTACTGGAGACCCATTACCTGGCAACGCTGGTTCTGGTCTTAGCGTATTTGGCACTCCTGGTGTCACTACAAACAATCAGGATACACAATCCTGCTCTAATGTCCAGGCAACATTAGACACTCTATCTGAGATTATCTTTGGTAGAATTCGCCAGGGTGATATGGTTACTGGCACAGCAACCAACCCTGCACTCCCCGAGATTAATTATGGTAGCGCACCAATCAACCAAGAGAAGTGCAAGCGTGATATCGGATTTATTGTTGATGCCATTGCAGAAGACCTAGCATTAGGTGGCAACTATAATATTAAGCAGGCAACTCTGTCATATTTTGATAGCACTGGCAATACTCTTATCAACAATGGTCTTGCTGGCGAGCTCGCCCAGTCTGTTACTGCATTTGAAGAAGCAAGACAACTTTGCTTTAAGGCAGTTACTAATCAACTCAACATCAGAGACTTTGATATCTCTGAGGGTCCTGCTGAATTAGGTGTCGCTGGCCCAAATATTCCAAATGATAATCCCAATTCTTGCTTGGATGTAAGAAATACTATTGATACTCTCTTTAGTATTCTTCTAGACAAGTTACAAAATGGTGCAGCGATTCTTCCTGCAACCAATTATAATGCTGGTGCTGAGTCACTTGCTGGCGAATTGAATATCAGTGTATATGCATTTAAGAAGGTTAGAGACCTTGCAATTCTTGCAATGCGTAACTGGAGGACTGGTGATGGCACACCTTCAGACCCATTGTATGTCAAGGAAGCAACCAATCCTCTAGATATTCAAGTAGATGCTACTATTGATACTACAACTGCTGGTATTCCAGCATGTGCAGACGTAGCATATACTATTGCTACTGAGTTTGATATTCTCATTGAAGCACTTGAAAATACTGGTCCTCTACCTCCAAGAAATACTGGCAGTGATGAGTATGTTGCTAAAACTGCACCAGAAAGAGATGATAGCATTACTGTTGATACAAGCAATAATAAGTGTGCTAGCACAAAGGATGCAATCATCGAGAAGATGCGTGTTATTGACAGCATCATTCGTAATGGTGTAGATGCAGAGCCTCTTGTTTCTCAGTTAGTTAATACTTCCAACTTTGCAACCAGAGCAACATTATTCAGAGTTGCTGGCAGTAATCCACACAACCTAGAAACTGGCACACCAGTAAAACTTGTCCCTGTTGCTAAAAATGCAAATGTAGACAAGCGTCTTATCAGATTACCTAAGGGATTTGACACTAATACTAAGTATTATGTCATTGCTCCTGGTAAGATTACTCAACCAGAAGATTATTCATCTGGTGGTGCTACTGCACAGTTTAATGATTCCCAGACTTTCATGCTTGCAACTAGCATCGAGAATGCTACTGCGGGTAACTACATCTATTCGTCCGAGACAACTTCAATTGACCCAGATATTCAGATTGAAGTCCATCAGTATCTAACTGATGTTAACTATGACCTACATCGTTATACTTGCTCACTAGTCAGCTCCAGAGTATTTGAGACTACAACTAACCACGTTTTTGATACTGCTATCAGCGGCGTACAAGTCCAGCAAGTCTTCTTCTACCCACTAGAGGAAAACCTAGTCAATGGTGAGGCAGTTGGTGCTGCTCTAGACACTCTACCAACTAAGACTTCTGGTACTAGATTAGAGATTAATAGACCATACTATGTTGGACGCCCAGCAACTTACACTAAGAATAATGAATTCTCGCTATATCTTACTGTCCAAAATGCTATTGACAAGCAAAATGCTGTCCAGTTTAATTACCCAAGCGGCCAGTCATTCCATGTCTTTGCAACTAAGAAGAGAAGTCCTCTTGGTTACGATCCAGCACAATCATGCTGGTATATTAAATCTCTTGCTTCTGGTAATGAGATTTATGAAAGAATCACAATGTCTGATGCATCGAGAGGAAGTCTATATGTCAATAAGCCACCTCGCACTCCAGACTCATTCTTCTATAGAGCGGATGATACTAGAGAGAAAGAGGATAAGACATATAAACTACGTTATGTGATTCCTAACTACCGTGATGATGTCAGAGACCCACTTGAAGGTTTCGCAATTAGAATCAGGACTGACGAAAAGAGAAAACTTCTACCACAGAAGCTACTCCTCAAGCCTGTCGCTGCTGGCGTCCAGAAGGATGCTACATTCTTTGAAGAAGGTCCATCACCAAAAGAAAGACTTGGTGTATCTGCTGCTCTAACTGAGTATGACCCATATAATCCTACGTTTGCAAAGCGTATTGAGGGCACTAAGACAGAATCTAACGTATCATTTACCATCCAATCTGCTAAAATTAATGCTGATGGATATCTAGAGATGACGGTCTTCGACCATGGTCTAGACCTAGAATCACTCAAGGCAGAAAGATTTGTTACTGTTAAAGTTGCTCAACCTCAAGGTGGCAATGGTGATTTTGTTGAGGGTGCTACTGTTACATGGTATGGTGAGTATACTGGTAGTGCAGTTGTCCACTCTTGGTTTGGCAATGAGAATGTCGAAGGCGGATTAGAAGAGTTTAATTATCTAATTCTTAAGGCAGTCCAAGGTGAATTAGACTTTGATACAAGCACACAGACATTCATCAGACAAACTATTGCAGGTCAAGCAGACGTTACTGCTGAAGTCCTAGATAGACCCAACTTCGGTAAAGAAGATAAGAAGGAATATCTATATGGTGTTGAGGCAGCAAACGTCTACACAATGACCCCTGGTGATGTTATCACTGATGATGCTGCTAGACAGTATAGAGTTGTTAGCGTAGAAGATGTCTCCGACCTAACTGAAACATACTATATCTACAGTATCGAAGAGATTCAGAGAAGAATTCCACGTCAGCAAGATGGTGTTTACTATCTAACAGTTGTCCGTGGTGATATTTCACCTCTACCTCTTGGTTCTGGTATTGGCACAAACTTCAGAAAATTCAAGTTTAGTCAGCCTGTATCTAGACTCTATCCTCTCACCTATAAGAATGACCCACTACTATTCCAGTATGATGGTAGTGATGAGCAGGGTGGTAATCAAGATGCTACACTTCTAGACCCACCAGCAGCAGTTTGTGCCGCTGACAACTATATTCACGGTCTAGTAACAATCAACGATGCCAAAAATTCTGCTACTAAGGAGGCAATTCTAGACTTTATTCAGAATCCTGGGTCTGGTGAGTATACTTACACTGGTGCAAATGCTATTAAGGCACAAACTGGTGCAGCATCATCTGGTGCAGAAGAGAGACTCATTCCAATCGCAGGTGACTCTGCATTCCCACTAGAGCAAAAACTCTTTGTTGAATTACGTCGTCCATCTATTGCTCGTGCTGGTAACCACACGTTTGAGTATCTAGGTTTCGGTCCTGGTAACTATTCAACTGGTTTCCCTGCAAGACAGACAGTTATTCTAACTGATGTCCAAGACTACTATGCACAATCCAAGCGTCAAGATGCGGGTATCGTATTCTATACTGGTATTAACTCTAACGGTGAATTGTATATTGGTAATCGTAAGATTAATGCTATTACAGGTGAAGAAGAATTCTTAGACGCATTAATTTTAGAAGAGGAAGATGGTGAAGATGGTGAATTCGGAAGTTTAGTTACGGTCTTTGAAGACCCCGTAACATTTGAAAATATCATCACTCTTAATGCTCCTCCAAATTTAACCAACTTCTTTAACTCACCAGTCATTGTCAACGTTGATCCTGAGTTTGAAGCGAAGATGACTCCTCCTTCACTCAGAATTGTATCACGTCCTGGTGATAGACAAGGTGTGCTTCCTGGTGATGATGACCCACGTCTAGACACAACAGCATCTGGTGATATTATTATTGACAAGAATAGAGTCAGAGCTGCTATCTTTGATCTCAATCCAAGAGGTACACAGAGATATACAGTTAGGTCTGGTATTGATAATACCGCGCCAAACCAGGCAACGTCTGGCACTAAGGCAAGATTTTCTTCTTCTCAATCTATTAGTTTTGGATCTGCTGTTCCATTATCGGGCGACATCCTGTTTAAAGGTGGTGAAGTAGGTTACACTGGATCTCTTGGTTGGATTTATGCTAACTCTTACGTCCCATACACTTTGGGTGCTGCCCCTGGCAATGAGTCATCAATTGATATTACTGGCATTGAATTCTTCCCCAACCTCAATGTTATTAAACTCATTTTCCAGGTTGGTAAAGTTAATTTCAGTGCTTCTAACCCAGGCGCTTCCTTGGGAATCACACTCACGAGTCAGATTAAGATTACTGGTGGTGAAGGCGATAGACTTTCTACAATTAATGGTGTCCACACAGTTTATAATAATGCCGCTGAAGGTTATGAGTATCTAGAGTCTAACAGCTATGTTTACTTGTTAACGGAAAGAGCATCTGAAGCAGCATTAACTGGCAATCCTCCATATCTAGCAAACACCGCTCCTGGTGCTCAACCAAATCTAGAAATTTCTCTTGGTGCATCTCAGTGGAAAGAAGTTGGTGTTGTTGGTGCTGAAGCACTACGCACAGAAACTGAAGTTTATGGTGACTATAAGTTAGGTATTAACACTGTTGCAAGAGCAGTATCAACTGATTATGAAAATGGATTTAATTCGACTGCAACTTATCCAAGAGCAAACTTAGATCTTGTTGGTAATGCATTTATAAGTGGTAGGAAGCAAACTACTTTATCTGATGGTAGCGGTGGGTCACCTACAGCAACAAATTATGCACTTCTCGTTGGTGGTGCTAGCGATAATCCAGATTCAACTGCTGAGTTTAGAATTGCCACAACTACACTAGCTCAAGCAGGCAGGACTGAAGGTCCAACTGCTGATATTGACAATGGTAGAGTCGGTATTAACGTCAATGATGCAGCACTAGATAAGAACTTTGTTGTTTCTGGTGATGCAAGAATTACTGGTGACTTCACATTCCAGACTGATATTGATGTAAATGGTGGTGACATTCGCTCCACTGCTGCTACATTCTCTATTGCAAATCAGTCTTCAACCACTTCGTTGAATCTCGCTGGTTATGCACAGAATATTGCAATCGGTGACTTAACAACCAACACTCAAACGATTAATATTGGTACTGCTGCAACAGGTAGCGCCACTCTTAATATTCATACTGATGCTACGAATTCGACTATTGATATTGGCTCTGTCAATAATACTGGAGCATCAAATACTTCACAGATTACAATCGGTGGTGCGTTTGCTAACAAGCAATCCAGTATCTTTAATGTAAAGAATTATCAGACTATTATTGATGGTATTCTAACACTACAGGGTGGTGAAATTAATACTACTGCAAACATTGACGAGTTTACTATTTTCCCATCTGGTATTACTAAGTTAAATATTGGTCTTTCTGTTGGTGAATTGACTCTCGGTGGTGTTGCTGGCGAGACACAGATTAGAAATGGTATTCGTGTCCAAGGATCTTCATTCTTTGAATCGGATATTACTCAGAATGGTGGTCTCAAAAATACTAATCTTGGTATTGATAGAAATATCTTTGGCACGATTCGTATTGCTACTCTTGCCAGAAGTAGCAATGTAGCAACAGTGACAACTGTTAATCCACATAGCTTGACAACTAATAATACTGTTGAAATTGATTCTAGTATTGATTCATTCAATACAGTTGGCGCAGTATCAGTCACAGTAGTTGACGCAAATACATTTACATATAGCAATAATGGAGCAAACTTTACTATTGCCGCAGCAACTGGTACTGTTATTACTAATGTTGGTGCAACTCAGTCTACAGGATCTCTAGCAAATCTAAACATTGATTACTTCAGTGTAGTAGATGATTTCAGTGGTATTGTAAATATCACAACAGTTACAAACAATAAGATTCTAGTTGATAGCAATGGACACTTCTTCAATACAAATGAAGCAATTCAATTTATTGATGTTGGTAACTTAACTGGTCTTTCTACTTCAGACACATATTATATCTTAAGTAGAGATGCTCTTGGTTTTACACTGAAAGATGTAAATGACAATCAAATCACGATTGGATTGCAAAGTGGAAGCACTGATGCTGGCACGGCAAGAGCTAAGATTTCAGAAACTGTAATTGATACAGTTGGTGCTCAACCTTGGGGTGATGATTCCTATAAGTATCAGGTGCTCAATGGTGAGCAAACATGGTTGATACCAATTAGCAATCCTTCTGGTATTGGTATCAATGAATTATATCTCGTTGGCACTGAAATCATTAGGACTATTAACTTCCCAACAACTTATGTCCCAGATTCCCCACAACCATATACAGTTGAGGTAACTAGGGGCGAGAGAGGCACAGCACAATCTGCACATGCTGATGGTGAAAGTTTAATTAGATTAGTTGAGCAGCAAAATGCTTCGTACATCTTCCCAAATCCATTAACAGCATTAGATTCTACAATTAATGTTGCAGAATTCTCTGCTGCAATTAAGCAAGGTGACTTATTCCGTCTCAACAAGACTGATTTAGATAATGGTGGTGAATATGTAAGAATTACGGTTATCAACCCTGCTGATGCTCAGTCTTTCACCATCAATAATGGCGATTTTGGCACTACAGTATTGCCTAAGGACCCACTTGAAGTATTCAAGACTATTTCTACAACAGGTAACACTCAGATTAGTGGTGATGTTGTAATTGGTTACGATACTACAAAACCATTTATTAATGCAACAAATGACCAGAATCTTGCTGATGCTTATGGAAAGAATAGCAGTGAAGCAATTGGTGCTGCTATAACTGATACTGGTGGTGGTAACTTAACAGTACATAACTCTATTGAATTGAGTGGCAACACCTCAACATCTCTACCAAGTAAGCAGTATTTTGTAATTACCAACGGCACATTACCTAAATTCTATGTTGAATCTGCAAGTGGCAACACTAGCATTTACAACGGTGGTAACCTCAAGGTTTTCAAAGATTCATTCTTTGCAACTGGTTCTTTCGACAAGGAGAGAATTGATGCTGCAAACAATATTGCTCTTGAAGTCTTGGGTGCAACTGGTAATACTAAGATTGCTGGTAGTTTGAGAACTGGTGATGACTTCTCTGTCGGCACACTAGCAACTCCTGCTAATGCTGAGAGTGGAAGTAATGTCCACACAGCAAGATTTACAGTTGATGCACAAACTGGTGATACTTATGTTGGTAGATATCTAGAGGTCAATGGCGCAGCTGCTGCTACACCATCTGCTGCAACCGAGGTTGTCCAAATTAATAACATGGGAGTTAATGGTGCTAAACCATTCACCTTCAGACAAGATGCATCTATCGAAGCATTTGGTCAAGAAAACTTTTATAATGCTAACGGTGGTAGAAAGACTATCTTTGTCAGCACGCAGGGTAATACTGATGCAACTGCTTTCCAGTTAGAATCTAACCTACAGTATCTTGTAATTCCTTCATCTACTCTGGTCTTGAGACTACCAAGTAATGCTATTACTGGCGACACTATCAGAATTGTCGATGTTGGCGGCGCACTAAACTTTGCTAATAACTTAGTTGTTAGAGCACCACTAAATGTTAAAATTCAAGGGTCTGACACGGGTAGCAATCTCGGTGGTGTTTCTAACTACGCGGGCGGTGAATTGGTTGTTAATACACCAAACGCAGCATTTGGTCTAATCTACGCAGGAAACGATGACCTAGAAGGTAATGGTATTCCTGATGCATTCCAAGGTTGGTGGTTAATGGAGATTTAATCGATGGCATTTGTAGACGCAGCAAAATATAACGAAGTCAGAAAAATGAGAGGTCTGCCAATCGGGGCTATTGTTCCCTGGGCGGCAGAATCCTCTGCAATTCCAACTGGGTGGGTAATTTGCAATGGTCGTGCAGAGAATATCGAAAAATATCCACTACTATATGAAGTTATTGGTAATACTTATGGCGGCACTGCTGGGTCAACGTTTAGGGTGCCAAAATTAACAAATAGTCAAAAAGCAATTGTTGATATCTTTCAGGGTCATTTTAATTGGTTGCAATCAAAAGGTGCTGCTCATACACCAGAGTATAGCAATAAATCTGATGATGAATTTTGGACAATTGTTGGCGGTGGCACAAATGGGGATGAAGGTAGTAATAATCAACAGACATGGATATCTACTATTGATTTAGTTGGAGAAATTGCCAGCCCTCCTAATTTTCTAGCATCTTATGATCCAATAACAATATCTGAAGGTAATTATTTTGCAGTAGCAACATATGAGGGCACTCATTTATATGATTATCATATGAATATGCACTCTCACGGTATTGCAAATACATCTAGCACAGAAAGTACTGCATATCAACATGGTAGTGGACAAGCAGTGCATTGTCCTGGTAGTGGATGGCCTAAAGGTAGTTGTAAAATGGTTTGTAACCAGACTCCATGCTTGAGACCTAGAAATGGATTGAAATATGCTAACAATAGTGGTCATTTGAATTCAGAATTTGGCAAATGGGCATCTCCAGCTGCTGGCGGCGGCAGTGTCTTGCCAGTTCCAGGCGGAGAAACTGCTTCTGGTGGTTATTATCCAGGCGATGGTAGATGCTCTGGTAGCATGACATGTGCATCTTTTGGTGGTAATGATCAAATTTTGTTTACTAGTTTATCTAATGATGAAACTTCGCCAACAAATCAGCACGCTCATGGCACCAACTCTTATATTTTTGAGTCAACTTTCGGTGTTACGAGTCCAGGTATCGTTAACAATATTGGGATAAATAATGTTGCAATCGTAAATTCTTCTGGACTTAATTTTGGTAGTATAACAGCAACCACAGCAACTCCTTCTTTAGACGCCGTTTTCATTATCAGAGCTTATTAATAAACATGGCAAATTATTCGTTCGAAAAAGGAAAATACGGAGGTCCATGTGGAGCTATTTTCCCCTTCTTCAGGGAAATCAATGGCACTCTTCCCACTGAGCAAGATTATAGCGACTATATTCCAGCGGGTTTTTTGAAATGTAATGGTCAAATCTTGTCTGCAGATCAATTTCCACAATTAGCGGATTTGATTGGAGTTGGAGATTCTTGTATTTACAAAAAAGCAGGAACAACTTTAGCAAATAGAAATGATGATGGCACTGGTGGCACAATTCAAATACCAGATTTTGGTAGTAAGTATATATCTACTGCTTCAAACCCTGGTATCTATGCTAATGATGTTACTACAAATCCAACAACAAATTTGGAAGTGCAACGTGCTGGTATAGCAGTGCAATTATTATCTAATGGGGATTCGGTAGATTTTACATATACTGGAGATTTTTCTGCACCAGGAGTTGCGGCATTGAATTTTACTGGTGTGTGGAAAACAGTTTCTCCACCAAGTAAGACACCAGAAACTACGATTACAATGGGCAATTTTGTTGCTCACGGTCATAGAGCGACACATACAATTACTCACTCTATTAACCAGAATAATCAAGGTATGCAAAGTGGGTCGTGGGCAGGCGCTTTTTATGGTGGTGGTATTTTATGCTATCAACCAGCAAAAGTTGTTTGTACTGCTGACGCAAATTATGGTGTTACTTTTGTGAGTCTTGATATTACAGAATCGGGGTCGGAGTCTAAACACACTCACCAACTTGGTAGTGTAAGTTTGAGTGAATCATATAGCGGCACCATACCATCAACCACCATGACAGCTAGTGGTTTGGTGACAACTGTCAATATCAAAACTAAAAATGTTTTTAAAATGGATGATATTGCACCCAAATTTATTCTTTGTGAATATCTAATCAAGTATTAAAGACATATGGCAATCACTATTAGCTCACTGACTCCACCAGAACCAATTGTAGTAACTGAGGGAGATACTATCAATTTTGCAGTTTCTGCAAATGATGATGGTGGTGCCACTCTGTCGTATCAATGGCAGATATCAGTTGATGGTGGCACTACATATTCCGCCAGCGGACTAACTAATAATACTAATTCATTTTTTAATTTGGGTCCAGTTGATAGTGGGTCTAATGGTATTTTTGTTAGAGTTGTCATAACTAATGGTGTAGATACAATTTATAGTGATCAAGAAAGTGTAGGTAGTAGATCTGTTACAGTTACATCTGCTCCAATTATTTTAGTTTTGGTTGAAAATACACAGGATGATTATCCAGTATCGGAAACGATAGATGTTGGCGATGCTTTTGATTTTACAGTAACATCATCACTACAAAATGCAGATATTTCGACAACAACAAATGTTGATAATATTTTTATTCAGTGGCAAGAAAGCACCGATGATGGAGCTTCATGGAGCAATATAACTTCTGGTGGAGATTATGCAATTGTTACTACCACTCAAGCATTTACAACTGGAGGCACTACAGCTTACTATAGAAAATCCACAATAACAGTTTCAAATAGTGGATATTCTAGAAACTTAAATCAATATCGAGCAGTTGTGAGTTACTCTGGAGCATCTAATACTCCAGTAAACATGTCTGCAATTTTGCTATATGTTTCTCCAGTTATCAGTATCTTTAAACAACCTGGCACAGATCCTAATGATACTCAAGAGTTTCAGTGTTTTAAAACTGGAATTTCTGGCAGTGGAAATGTAACCGTCAGTGTTGGTGCTTTTTCTACATCTGGACAATCATTGTCGTATCAATGGCAACTTTCCGTCGAAGATGAAGCAGGATATCCAGAGCAGTCTTGGAGTGATTGTGATGACCCAGCAAATACTAATTCTTGGTCATTGGTCCCAGGCACAGACGATCAATCTCCAACATTACAGATACAGAGACTTATTTTCTATAATGTAGTTGCTTTTAGATGTAATATTACTGGATCTGCAAGTGAGCCACCAGTAACTACTGCCATACATTATGTTTATCCTACTGATGTTGAAACAACACCAACAATACCATCTACTTATGAATTTGTTGAGGATAAGTATGGAGATATTGCAAATAGAGATTTATATCCAGAACCTATTCAAGCTGGTGAAATTGTAGGATCTATTAATTTTGGTAGAAATACTGGTCAAAATGGTGACTTGCAACTTACATTGCAAAAGCAAGCACCAGGAACAACAACTTGGACTGATGTTTTAGTTGGCACTCAAGAATTTACGGAAGACTATCTGGTAGTTTATACTGGATTCCCAGGTGATGATGCTGCTCCCGTAGATATTACATATACTACTCCTCCATTGAGAAGGGATGTTGATAATGGCACTAAATTTAGAGTAAAAGCAGAATCTTCGGCTGTTTTTACTTCTGGCACTGGAGCAAGCAAGACGATAGAGCCTTTCTACTCCAGTGAATCTACTCTAACTGTTTATAGGACAGTTTATATTACTAATCAACCATCAACTGCTACTGGTTATGTAAATCAAAGCACCGCTTTTGCTGTTGGTGCAACACCATCAAGTGGATCTGCATCTACGATTACCTATCAATGGCAGTATAGTACAAATGGAAATGCTAACAATTGGGTAAATATAACAAATGGTGGCATTTATTCTGGTGCTACTACAGATTTATTGCAGATATCTGCAATTCCTACACCAACAAATAATGTGTATCCTTTCTATCGTTGTGTGCTATCAGTCCCAGACCAGCTAGCATCTGTAACTACTATAGCAGTTGTGCTTTATGTAGAAGAAGATTTGTTTACTTCTATTACTAATTTAAACGACATATATGCAGAGGAAACGGATAATATTTCGTGGACAGTTACCGCAACCTCTTTATCAGCAGCAACTGTAACATATCAGTGGGAAAAAAGCACAGATTTTAATCCAACTACTGAAACTGGCACTTGGACAGAATTGACTGGTGAAACATCAGCAACATTTAATATTGCTAGTGCTGCTTTAAGTGATATTGGTTATTATAGATGTAAAGTTACTAGTTTTGGTGGCACTGTAAAATATACAAATGCTGCACAATTGACAGTGGCACAGTTAATTATTACTATTCTTACTGATATTACTCCATCATTAACATTCCTAGAAGGAATTGGAGGATCTTATACATTTGAGTGTAAAGGATTATCTTCCAATAGTAGTGTAGTTGAGTATCAATGGGAAATACAACCACCAGGAGGAAGTTTTGCACCAGCTGGTCCTGGATTCCTTCAATCTGCAGATAATACTAGATTTTATACCCCAAGCGCATTTGCTAGGTCTGATGATGGGTCTAAAATTCGTTGTAAGATGTCTTCTAGTAGTATTCCAAATCCAACATATACCACAGAATGTGACCTTACAGTCAATAGAAGATTCACATATTTTGCAGATAATTCCCCAAAAGTAGTTACTATTGGGTCTACACTGTATTTGGATATTAATCCACAATGGACTGGTGGAAGTCCCACGTTCCAGTGGCAATTGAATGGGTCTGATATTTCTGGTGAAACTACATCATCTCTTGTTGTTAACAATGTAGACGCTACTTTTAATGGCAGAGTTTATCGTTGTGAGGTTACACTAGCGGATTGTAATGAATATGCATATACACAAAATAATTCGGTAACTGTTGTCTCTGCATCACCAGTTGATTATACACAATCTGTTACTATTTCTACAACGACTGCTGCACAAAAACCAAAATATTATAGTATTCAAACTATGAAGAGCGGAGCAGCAATAGGCACTGTAATTTGCGTGCCAAAACCAAGTGGTTATGTTAATAATGCTGCTGCAACAACAGATGATTTATCACAGTGGAATGTATCTGTATCGGGAGATGAAAGTAACTCATCTGCAAGTAGTGCAAGTTCAGTAGTATCTAGTGGGTCTGTATATAATTCTAATACACCATCTTGGGTTTCAAATTCTAGTCACCAAACTCCAAAGTGGTTGCAGGAAAATGATAGATTTCCTGGATATATTGAGATGCGAGGTCAGTATTTGAAGGCCCAGGATTTTCCAGAATTGGCAAGATTATTTGGCACTAGTTATGGTGGAACTATAACAGGAGTTTATCCAAAATATGGTAGCAATGATGTCTTTAGAATGCCATTAACTTATGGTAAGAAACTTATGGGTACTGGTAATGTAAGTGGTAATAGTGGCAGCGTTTCTGTCATTCCTGAATACGCTGCAAATGGTTCTTCTGGTGGTGATAAACTCATTCCAGGATCTATGGGTGGAGTATACAACTATATTAAATCTGCTCAACTTCCACCTGGATCTCCTGGTGTTGCAGGTCTTGCAGATGGCACGGCAGATGGGTCAATCAATGCAGAAACATTTACTATTGGTACTTTCAAAACAGAAGGAATTGATTCGGTGGAAGGATTTGTGCAACCAACATTCTCTGGCACACTAACTTACACTTTACCATCATCTAATGCTGCTAATGTTACCAACCCAGTTCACGCACACTCTGGCGTGACTTGTGGGGGAATAGATAATTATTATGCAGTTAACAATGGATGTAATGGAAATAATAATTGTTTGAATACATGTAGCTTCCCTGGATCATTTAAACCTGTCGAAGGTAGTGCGGGAGAGATTCTTAGTGGACCATATGGATTGAGTGATTCTAGTGCGGGTCAACAACACAATCACACAACAACTGGCACTGTTGGTAGTTTTGATATGGTCAAAGATGCTGGTATGATTATTTCTGATACTACTGTCAGAATGAATTTACAATCTAAACAATTATTTGACAACTCATTGAATTTCTATTTGAGAAATAACGAAAACGTGCCTGTAAACGCACCATACTTCAGATTGAAGTATATGATTAAAGCATACTAAATACTTTTATTCCAAGGAAAATACAATGGCAGTACAAGTTGCTGATCGTGTCATCACGGTAAGATTACAACGTCAACAGTTTTACTCTGATAGAGCTGAGAAATATATTGTCTACAATGGTAGTAGATTGGACCTCAGCGAGGCGGAATTTAATGACTTCTTGACAAGAATGCCATCCCTATGGAATAGTGATAAAGATAGATTGATTTATTTTGTTTTATTTGAAGATAAATCATATCTCTGTCAAAGAATTAAAGATGTCTACAACTATGGCACCAGACAAACTGAAGAAAAACTTTATAATTTTGATGAAGCAAACGAAATTGAGTTAAATGCTTTTGTTGCTTTTGTTGCAAATTATTATACAGATTTGAAACTTCAGAGAGCAGAAAATTTTTATGAGGAAGTAGTTTCTAAAGTTACTGATGTTTCTTACATGAAATATCAACTGTTGGAAATGAGAGCTTCTCAATTAAAAGCAACCGATTATATCGTTTTACCTGATTATCCAATCAGTGATGAAGAAAAACAGCAGTGGGTTGAATATCGTCAAAAACTCAGAGATATTACACTTCAAGATGCTTGGTTGAATAACGATTTCCAAGCAGTTGTTGTGCCAGTAAGTCCAAGACCCAAGGACCAAATTGTTGAGATGTTTAATATGGTTGGTAGCGCATATGCAAATGCTGCTGAGCTTCCACCATCATTGCTAGATTCTGTCAGAGAAAACATTGATGGATTGGGTATTTCTGGTATAATTGAAAAGTGGACTGAAATTACTTTGAAGGTTGAGATTTTACGAGGTATTGCAAAATTAAAGGTGCCTGAGGGTCTTACAGTGGATGAGCTTTCTGCTATTGACCAATTAATTCCTCATGGAGCAACAGATTTAGTACCAGAAGAACAGTTAGCTAATCTTGATGCAGCAACTAAAGGTCAGTTAAACAACTGGCAAGACTATTTGAATTCTGTTGATGATAAGATTGATTATGTAAATAGTAAACTCAACAGTCTATCTGCTAACTTTACACTATCAGATGTCATTCAAAAGGTGGCAGCAGATATGAAGGCAAAGGCAGACGCTCATGATGCACAAATTGAAGCAGAAAGATTAATTCAAGATTTGACCATTGATGAAATTACGGGTGAAGAATGATGAAATTTAACGAAGATTATTTCTACACAGAATCTGTATTACAGCAACTGTCTATGAAATCTGGACAACCAGTAATGTATGCAAGAGCAGATGGTCCAAATACAGTCACAGACCCAGCAGAATTGGAAGAGATTTGGGGGTTCTATCTCGGCAAATGTCCCCTGGAAATTCTAAATGCACTTAGGTCTAAAGGTGAAGTATACTGCTACTTTAGGACACAGACTGCAGCAGATAATGCTTTTCATGAGTGGTTTCCTCAGAAAAATCAATTGCTGGACGAAGAGATGGGATACTACATCTATGCAAATGTTATAAATGCATCGGAAGGAGTAAATAATGTGAATGGGTAAAAAGTATGAGTTTATATTCTGGTAAAGCGAAACAATATATCACAAATCTTTTTGCTAAACACAACGTCAAACTAGAGTTTGAAAGTCCAAAAGATGTTTCTGATGCATTAGAAGAAGTTATTAGAGACTCTGTAAAAATTCATATTGCACAAACAAAGAAAAACCTTTGTGGTGCTGAAATGAAGGAGTATGATGTTTTTCAGAGAGAGTATCTGTCTAATATTAAAGGATATACTTATGCGTGGTTAAGTATATTGGCAGATGAAAAAGTTGCTACGCAAATACAATTAATTAAAAAAGCATATTATTATTTTGATGGATTACTAGATTTATCATCACCTTGGGCAGTATCTTATATCAAGAATACTAATTCTATTGAAGGATATTATTATTCTTTTTCTGATAGAAATTTGTTAGGAAGAAGTGATGAATTTGTGGAGACAGTATATGATAGTATGTCATTGTCTGATAAAAGTAGATTATTTCTTCGCAGTTTGCGAATAGCAAATCCAGACAACTTCAATATGCACTATCTGGCATTTGATACTAATAATATCCCCAGAAAAATTGGATTTAGATGTAGTATTGCCGAAGTTATTGATAGCAATATCGAAGAAGTATATGGAAATTATGTGCATCTTTCTAATATTGTTGAGTGTTTAAGAAATGCATCTGACCACTCTACTGAAGTAGGATTTCAATTTATACCAGAAAAAAATTACTTTGGTGTTGACATCAATGTGCAGAATGAAGATGTAGTTGCAGCAGTTGATGCTATGCAATCTCTGAATATTATTGGAGACCAAGAGTCTGCGTATATGAAAACACTTTTTTATCAGGGAATTGAGAGAGATATTTCAAATATCACTTGGAAATACAGATGGACATCTCCTAGCAAATTTACCATCAAGCAGTATAATTATTACGATCGGGACAAGCACCCACGGTTCGTTTGACAAAACGCTCCAGATGCTATATACTGTTGTGGCACGGAGAGACCAATGACTATCCCCAACTGGCAACACCATTCAAAAAAAGACCAGAAACGTCATTTAAAACCACAAGCAATGCGTCAAGCAAAAGCAAGACGACAAGCTCTCAAGCGTAAATTGACATCATTAAAATGACACATTACGATAAACTGATGGATGCTATTAAAGATCATTTGTATGCCTATTATATTAGTGGCACACATAATGATGGGTGGGATGAAGCAGATGCTCAAGAATCTGCTAGTCATATTCTACAAACTGTAGAAGAGTTTCAACAAGTAAGACACTCAATAGGTTTAAAAGCATGGAGAGCATCAGATTAAAAATATTTGATGAATATTCTTCAGATATAAATGAAATACGTCAACATGCTATTCAAGATGTATACTATCCACCAACAATAAATGACTGGTGGATGGGGTTTAGAACTAAACTTTATACAGAAAAAGATGATAATGTTGTTGGTAATTTGTGTAAGCAGATAATCAAAGATTTAGACAATGAATATTATCATGGTCAAAAATTTGAATTTGAAGCATATTTTCATTACTGTCCATCATTGTCACAAGAGTTTGCTGGACCGAAAGTTTGGGAAACATTGAGGTTTCATAGAGATTATAAATCAAATTTTGCTGGTTTATATTTTCTCGCACCAGATCCTCCAGCATATACTGGGACAAGTTTTAGGTCCAAAGGAAAAGAGCATTTAGTTGACAATATATACAATCGACTAATTATGTTTGATTCTAAAATACTTCATGGACCACAAGATTTCTTTGGTGATGATATTACCAACGCAAGATTAAATTTAGTTTTCTTTTCAGAAAAGGTGATTAACACATATGGCACTATCTAAATCAGTTGAAGAATCGCTTAAAGAAGCAGAATCAGATTTACGCAATGCTTTGGCATTTGCTGCTAGACAAGAGCGACCTATTGTATGCAAACAAATTTCAGATATGATTGCTACTATTGATACTATTGGTAGTTTTGACAGTCTACTTGACACACTTGATGAGATGAAAAATGATCAGCAGAAGTGAATTAATTCATTATAAAATTCAGGCAGCAATGCGGGAGCATTACTTTGAAGAAGACCAGATGAAATACCTTGGTGTTCGTGAAGGAGAGCATTGGTATCTTGTTGCTAATGAGCACGAGGTACCAGTTTCTGCTATTGAAGATTTTGAATATGCAGGTATGGTTGATGAATAAAGTAAAAACAACCCCAGAGAATGTAAAAGAAGCGCATGAAGCACTATTTTATAGCAGAATGAATTTACCTGCCGCAGCAGCACATTGCGGTATGACTCAAAAAGAAATGAAAATGACTTTCTGGGAATATCTGAAGTATAATCCACCTACTTTTAGTAATGAATAAACAATTTGAGGAGCAAGGATACTTATATATTCCAAATTTCATCGATAAAGATACTATGTCATTGATGAAACATTATTTTTTTCTTAGGATAAAAGCAGGTCATGCAAATCATTCACCTAAGGAAAAAAATGACATACAAGCTCCATTTGCTCATTCATTTTATGCTGACCCATTCGCAGAAACTATATTGGAGCGCACTGGTTGGAAATTATCTGAAATTCTGGGAGAAGATTTAACGCCAACTTATTCTTATACTAGAATGTATGGAAAGGGGGATGAATTAGTAAGACATATTGATAGAGAATCGTGCGAAATATCTGCTAGCCTACATCTTTCTAGACCAAAAGATACACCAGTAAGTCCTCTATATTTCAGTAAAAATAGAGATGGTAGCGATGCATCATCAGTAGAATTAAATTCTGGTGATATTGTTGTTTATAAAGGGTGTGATGTGTGGCACTGGAGAGAAAAATTTGTAGAGCATAACTGGTATCTTCAAATGTTTCTTCATTATGTGAGGAAAAATGGTCCAAATGCTCATTATGCACTAGATAAAAGACCTATGTTAGGTTATCAGTTATGATTAAAATGAAAGAATATTTAGAAAATGTCAAAAAACGAGCACAGATTATTCTGTTGACAGCAAACATCCTCCTTGCTTGTGCCAATTTGTGGATTGTCACATATAGACTTGACAGGTTGGGACAGAAGACGGTATACTACTGTCAAATGGATTCTCCTATCACCTCCATTTGCTTAGAGCAATGACTTACAATGCAGAAGTACAATTTAAGTTTGATGCCACCTTCACCCCCACCTATGGGACATCCTCCTGGACTTCAGATGATTTTGTCCCTGAAGAGCATTATCTTATCACTGCGCCTGCATCAGACCTTAACGCCAAGCAGTATTTCAAACTTTTTGAAAAGTTTCTCCTCTGTGTAGGTATGGCACCTGAATCTATTCGCTCTGGTGCTATGTCATTGGTCTTTAATGACTATGTGCGTGAAGATGACCAGCGTAAGGTGTGTCAAGAGTATGAATTGACTATGGATGAAGACCTTGACAAGAAGTTTGAGGAATGGAAAAAGCGTGATGAAGAATGGGTAAAACTGAAGAAGTATCCACTCGGTACAGTAATGGAAGAATTTGAAGACAGTGCAAATGGAGTAGCATAGTGACGCATGATGAAATGATAGAAGAAGCAGAGCGTAGGGAGCGAGCAAATCGTATCCTAGAGCGTTACAATCACTTCTATAATGTAGAATGCTCTGGTCTATCACATGGCACACCCATTACACCAGAGTTTCAACAAGCGATGACACTAGAGTGTATGCTTGATGCCCTACGTTATGAGAATCTCAACTATGAGTTTGATGCAGTGTCCACTGCTGATATCAATGATCTCATTGACAATCTGTATCAACAAGGAAAAGATTATCTTGAGCAAGTCAAGAAAAACAATGAGGAGTTTTGGAAATTTAAATGAATCTTACATTTAAACAACATTGTATTTTATTAGCAGGACTTACATCTTTGTACGATCATGCTGAAAAAGTTGGTAATTCTGAAATGCAGCGCGAAATTCTAGAACTTTCTGATATTATTCAAGAGTATGCTGAAAGGAAGCAAAGAGAAGATGAGAGGAGGCAAAAATGAGTAGATTTGTAAAGAATCCAGACGAAATTGTGCTGGAAAATGTTAGAATGCTTCATTATGAAACTATGGAAGAAGGACGCCATGTATGGATTGGCATTTACCAAGACGATGGTAAAATCTACCACATGAATATCAGTGGTGACAACCTTAAAGTATATTACTCAAATGAAACTCTTTAACTACTACCACTACGAAGATTACGGGCACGAATGGTATTTTCAACTGCTCTCATGGTATCCACACTTCGCATTGATGGATGTTGTCATTCAGTGGGATGAATATCCTGCCACTGAGATATTCCCAATGCTGCTGATTAGTTTCGGTAGTCGCTCACTCACAGGATTCTCATTCCGCTGGAAGTGGTTTGAGATTCGCTGTGATTTTCTCACATCAGCACCACGCAACTTTAACAGATACCATCGTGGAGATTCGTATCTATGATATACTTTCTCATCATTTCTGCTGCTGTTGCTTGGGCATGTATTGCGTTGTTCTCACCTTGGTTCAATCATTTAGATAACATCGAAAACCATGGAAAAAAGCGATAAGGATAAGTTATACATCGTATTATTTTTACTAATACTCTTCCTACTTGACATGGCGGTGATAGGTGGGTTATTATTACATGGTAAAGCAAACTTCCCTGAGCTGCTCAAGCATTTAAAAGCATGAGAAAGGTCGTTGTAAAACCTAAGAGTAGCAAGGCAAAGAATCGTCTTGCTAACACAATGGAAGGCAATCCTGTCTGCATTGTAGAGCAGGATACTGGAGGAGAATTGTTTCTCGCTAGTGAGAATCGTAAATACTTCTTCTGGGTAAGCACACGCACTGGCACTAATCGTTTCGGTGACAAATCTGATTCACACTGGGAGGTGATTGAATGACTGAAGAGCAACAACTATATGATATTGTAGCAGACTGGTGGGATGAAGTATTCTGTAATAATCCAGCACCAGTAGATCGTGATGGTGAGTATCTTGATAAGAATCCTACTATTATTGATCTCGTCAATGCTATCATGGAGTGGAGAAATCGAGATGAGTATGTAGAAGATCCCTGGAATCTACGCCCACGTCAACCTATGCAACCAGTATGGAAAGAGCCAAATTTGTGACAATCTCACGAGTCATTGACCCCAAGACTCGTATTCATTACCTAGATGCCATTGACATTAACGGATATCATTGGACTGCCGAAATGTCACCACACGAAGAGCAATGGATGTGCTATACTGATACCTGGAAGAAAGATCCCCAACAACCCTATGACTGAACAAGATAAGTATGCACTGAAAGAAGTGCTCCAAGGTGCTGGTATTGTTGTTGGTGCATTTGCTGCATTCACGATTGTGATGTTTGTAATAGCACAAGTCAGCACAGGTGGTGAACCTCTCAAAGCATCATTTGAAGTGGTTGACAAGTACAAAGAGTGTGATGTAGTCAGATATGCACCACATCAAGTTGCTGAATACAAGTATTTCCTGTATTGTGAGAAAAACAAATGACTAACTGGCCCTACAATCATAGACATACATCTGAACTATGGGATATTGCTGCTGAGATTCTCTCAGAATTATCCCGTAGAGATGAAGTAACATATCAAGTAAAAGCAACCCCTGAATCTGTAAAAGCAAAGGTAGAATCATTGTGATTACATTACTTTCTGCTTGTTTTATTCTGATGGGTTGTGCATCTGATGTGCCAATCATTGTATCAAATAATTCCATTCGATCATATCTTGTCAGACCACACAAACGAAAGATAGACAAAACTCAATATTCCTGCTATATAGAGGGAGTATTCTACGAATCATGTCCACGATAAATTTTAAATAACATGGCAGAAATTATTAATTTTAAATCTACACAACATGAAGAAGAATATTATCTAGTATTTGAAGAGCATCTGGCACATTACATGAAAATGCTCTATCGTGTCAAAGAAGAGATGTATGGTACTGGTGGTGGTAACTTTTCCAATCTTCCTGGTTCATGCACTCAGCAGGTAGTAGAAGTAACAAACTCATTGCTATATCCTGTTAATAATACATTTAAAACAAATTATCCTGAATATAAAACTGAAGATGATGAGATGTTTATCCCATATCGTAGTTTTAAGGAAAATGTAAGTGATGCTCTAAATGAAGCACTTGATAAACGTAATACTCCATGGGCACATCCTGAGAGTAATTTAAACAATCTTACACTTGGAGACAAGTGACTTACGAAGTGCAAACATGGGATGACACACACAAGTGTGTTCGCTATCATAGCGTAGTAGATGCTATTGATTATGAAGATGCCCGTGACTTTATTCGAGGTATGCATCCAGAGCAAAAAGTACTCGCTGTTGTGAAACGCCATGAAAGAATTTGATTATGGACTTGATTACAAAGATCTGGATTTTACAGAATCCAACAATCGAAGAAAGTATCGTATTGGCAGAGGGGAGCAGGGAGTCCTTCTTGTCCGCCCTTATACTGACGATATTTGCAAGCATTGGAGATTTGTAGATGAGGATACGGCTCGCAAATCTTCTGCTACGATATACAAGATGTTCTGTAATTATCGAGAGCGAAAAGATTTCATTGGTATGGACATGGCGAGGAAATTCCTTGAGATGGGATTTACTCGTGCGAGGCGATACGCAAACCATAGTAGTGGTAGAAAATACGGTAAGAATCGTGAAATTCTCCCACAATGCGAGGATTGGAAAACAAACGAAAAAGCAAAAGCAGCACAGGTCTTCAAAGAAGTGAGAGACCTTGCTGCTTATGATGCTATATACCAGCAAATGCGTAAGCAATGGAGAAAGAGTGAATGAAGAAAAGAATTGCAGTTATTGGAAAAGGAACTGCTGGAGCACAATCTGTAATTCATTATCTTCGACATATGGACAATTGTGAAGTGCATTGGTATTTTGATGAAAAAATACCAACACAAGCAGTTGGAGAAGGATCTACATTAACTCTGCCAAGGAATCTTTTTGAAAATATTAATTTGAATTATTTGAATCTTGATAAAATTGATGCTACATTAAAAACGGGAATTTATAAATCTGGTTGGGGAAAATCAGGAAAAGAATTTCTTCATTCATTTCCACCTCCCGCAGTTGGTCTCCATTTTAATGCAATATCTCTTCAAAATTATATCTTTGAAGAAGTTAAAGATTTGGTGACAATACATAATGAAAGCATAAATTCTTTTGATGTTGATGCTGATTATATAATGGATTGTTCTGGTAAACCAGAATCATATGAAGACTATGATCAAGCACAGTATATACCAGTAAATTCTGCTTATGTCACCCAATGTTATTGGGATTATCCTAGATTTAATTACAGTTTAACCATTGCTAGACCATATGGATGGGTTTTTGGCATACCATTGCAAAACAGATGTTCCATTGGTTACTTGTTTAATTCTTC